TTTGCAGTAGTCCTCTCGATCACGTACAACACGACGGCCTCATTGTTGTCCAATGCCAGTGGGTTCGCTGCCGTGACGTTGATGATTTTCCACCCATCATCCAGATAGTCGATGAGTTTAGAATCATTCTGCACACGCACACCGTTACCGGTGAACTTCGTGTATACGGGGATTAGCTCATGTTCCATTATTTCGTTTCCCCGTCCTTGCCGCTAGCATTGTCCCAATCGCAGGAAAGACCGCCTCCCCCCTTGTAGACGTTGAACCTGATGCATGTCACGGCCCTACCGTCGTGCAACTCGATTCTGCACTCATCGACAGCGAAGTCGCCTCGCACATCAATGCAGTCACTACCGCCTTCAACATCGTCAGCATCCGCTTCGTTCTCGCATCCGGCCAGCGGGAAAACCATCGCTACGGCCATAAGCACGGCCATTAGCCCTCGTTGAATATTCTTGTTTCCTATCATTTCGTCTCCTTGATTGTCTTATCCCGTCGATTTCGACGGGTTTGAATGTGGTCTAGAAGTGTTTTGCCATCCAGTCGGCGATGAACAACGCGACGATCGACGCAAACGACGCGAAAGAAAGCAAACCGAAGACAATGGTGAAAACAATCAAAACAGCCTTCATTCCGTCACCGCCTTACGTGCCACTTCGAGCACTTCTTTCGCCCGCGCGATGTAGTCTTCCTGATATCCGCAGATTTCACCGGCGTAATCCCATGCATCGTCTTCGTCCTTCGCCACATAGTCGCTTTCGATGCCATCCCATTCGCAGCTGTTCCAGCAGAGCCGTTTCGCCACGGCCTCCACCTCGGCGTCGGTTGGTGGAGCGGAACGTCCGGCCATGTACGCTGTACCGGCAAGCTCACGAACCGTCTGAAAAGTCAAATCATCATCCATGCCACGCTCGTAAGCGTTGGCCTCGTCAAGCATGATGCTCAATTAGTCCTCTTTCCGTTAGCTTTGACCATGGCCCACAGGATTTCGCTTGCCGGACGCCTCCTGTATGACAGGTCGTTGTAGGACTGCACATAGTCGAGAATCAGTTTCGAGCCGGTCGAATCCGGTGTCAGAATCGCGTTCACTCGCGGCGGCACCATCTTCTGCCATACGATCTCGTCACACAGTTCCTTCGTGCAGACCAGATAGTTCTGATCGCCGTAGAACGTCAGTCCGTTGCCGCTAGTGAAGTCAGCCATGCATGACTTGACCTCGTAGAACTCGAAGCAGCCTTTCTCGACGCTTGCGGGCACCGGCTCACCGTTGATGTTCCAGGGCTTGAAGCCCACGTAGTCCACGCGCCTTTCGTCGGGCGTGTTACGGTCGAAATTGACCTCGCTCGCCCAAAAAGCGGTCTGATTCCTCAACCTCTTCTCCACCAGCTTGGACAGCATGGCGGTGGTCTCAGCCCTGCTCATTTCTTCCTCCTGAAGTACTTGTATTCACCGTGATGGAACAGGAACAGGTGAAGTCTCCACACCTTGACTGCCAACAATCCCTTGAGCGCGATCGCATACCCGCCATGGACACGCTTCATGAGCTTCCTATCGGCCAATGATTCAAGTATTCGGGAAAGCTCTTGGTTCTCTCGTTGTTGCCAGATGTAGTTCATCCCCTCAGCGATATACAGGCAACACATGTCCTTGTCGTATTGACTAATCATCATTAGCCTCCCTCTCAAGGATGTAGACGTTCGTCGCTGTGACGGCGTTATCACGCAATTCCGTTGTCGGCATGGTATCCACCCGCAGAATCTGCCAACCCTCGTTCAGCAACTTTTCAAACACACCCATATTCATCAAGGTGCGCTCATCGCCGTAATCACTCCAAAAAAGTGGGCAAACCTTGTACCGTTTATTCATTTCGCGTCCTCCTTCATGAAGACAATCCAGTGTGTTCCCGTGCGGTTCGGCTGCTTGTTGCCGAAGAGTGGCTTGTGCGCTGTGAGCTTGAGAATCTGCGATACGGGTATCTGTGTCTCATTCCATTTGAAAATCAACACTCCATGCTCTTTCAGGACGCGGAAGCACTCGCTGAACATGGTCTTGAGGTCAGCTTTCCACGTCTCTTGGTCGAGGCAACCGTATTTCTGCGCCATGTAGCTCGTTTCCCCCGCATTGCGCAGGTGGGGCGGGTCGAGCACCACCATGCGGAACGTCCCGTCGGGGAACGGCAGGTCGCGGTAGTCCATCAGCATGTCCGGCTTGACATCGAACCTACGCCCATCGCACAATTCCCAGCTCTCATCACGCACATCACCAAAAAGCACCCGATCATCCGATTTGTCAAACCAGAACATTCGGCCGCCGCAGGCGGGGTCAAGAACAGGCTGATACGCGCTCATTTCGTATCCTTCCCCTTGTACTCGTCCACGAGTTCTTTCCACTGCCTGCTTGCGAGTGCGGCGTGGCTGAACCAGCTGGTAGAGATATGTCCACGTGGACATTGGAGCCGGTAGACTGTGAGTGTTGTCCTTACTTTGCGGCTCTCGTGGTATTTTTCCGTTTGCGATGCCTTGATTACTGGTAGTCTGCCGCACATTGGACACCCATATTCGTTGCGTCTGCGTTTGAACCACATAACTATTCCTTCGCGTCCTCGCTTTGATTGGGTACCTCGGAAGGCATGGTGCCGGAATAGCCGAGCATGTGACGGCAGTAATTGATTACATGCTCGTAAGCCGTCGTCATTCCGTCGTAAAAGTCGTACACTTCTTCGTCTGGATTATCAGAAGCGTTATTAGCTGCATCCCACTCTTTTTGCAGAAAGTCGATGACCTCATGCAGTGTCTTGTCTTTCTCAGTCACGTTCGTCGCCATTGTTATTCCTTACTGCTCTTATCGTTCTTATCGTCATGGTCGAAGATGCATACGAACACGCCTAATAGCGTGAGTACGCAGAGTATCGCTATCACTCCCAAGGTGATGACGATGAACACGCTTGAAATATTCCAGCAAACATCATCCAGACTCATGTTGTCTTCTCCTCGCAGTCCAAGCATTTGAGCATTCTCACAGCCTCACCGCGAGTGGCCCAGCCGGACGTGAACAGTCGATTGGATTCTTCATCGGTCCTATCCGCGAAGCCGCCGCCATGCGCCCTGCTCCATGCGTCGCCATCATTCGTTTCCGGAAACCACCTGTTCACAGTGGTTTGCCGCCCGGTATCGAGGTTCGTGGACACGATCACCTCTTCGCGGTGGACATATCCGATGCAATAACCGCAATGGGCGCAGTAGACCTCTGCATAACCGGGTTTAATGAAGCCGAGTCTCACGCACATCATTCATCCTTCTTCTGCTCGCAGAATTGTCTTATCGCACTCTCGGCGTCGTAATAGCGTGCGACAGCGCGTATCCACGAGTTGAACGCATCTTCGGCAGTCTGACAGACCTCGCCTTGAAGACACTTCAATACGCACTCGTACCGGTAGACGGTATGGCGTGGATTGTGATATGTGCATTTGCCGCTAACTATTATTGGCGCGTCACCGCAGTAAGGGCATCGAAGATAACTCTTGGGCTGGGGCTTCTTCTTACGCCCGAACATCACTCACGGCCTCCCCACATTCCTTCTTCGTTGGTTCCATAGTTTTTGCATTGGAAGATTCGAGCCAATTCCTCAGCGTCGTAAAGCGCCTGTTCCAACGCTTGTTTCCGTGAGACGGTCTTGGATACTGGGTATTCGCGTGTCGCACGAAACAGCCAAGTGTTCTCGATCACGTCCCAATGCCATAAGACCAGCTCATATCCATAGAATGTCTCATCCGGCATGGTGTAGCTATGACGGATGCTGACCGCGTATTGGTCGCTCATGCGCTCACCTCCTTGAGTATGTTCAATGCCTTCACGCCATCAACCACATGCTTTCCGCCTGCGTTCACGCTGATGATGACCGGCTGGTACACGCCTTCAACCATCAATGATTCGCAGATTCCTTCCGTCGCGCCTCGTAATTCCTTGCGGAGTTTCGAAGGCACGTATCTCAGATACCCGTCGATGATCATGCCTTCGTTGAGTTGGATTATCGCCCTATGCCCGTCGAGCATGCTCATGGGCAGCGACCGCCAGTCGGATAGGCTTTCATGCACGTTCATGGTCGAACACCCCGTTTTCCAATCGTGCGAGCAGGTCTTTGGCGAAATTGATTCCAGTCCCGCAGACGGCATTCTCGATGTCTTTCGTATGCTTGTCGGAAGATGGGTTGTCCCGCACTGTCTCACACTCATGAATGAGCGTGTGCAAAAAGTTGGTGAGGTTGGTCAACCGACGCTCCGCACGAGATGTATCGTTAAGATTCACTGGTATCAGCGGGAAAGCGTCAGCATCGAACGTGCGTTTGACCACGCTCCAGTCCATCGTTTCCAAATCCCCGTCAGCGAACAATTGCGCATCACAGTCGATATTGTGAATGTGCCAAGCGTCACCGTCGTAGCTCAACAGGTCTTCACCATCCCGAGTCGCATACCAGCCCGGTTCGGTGGGCATGTCATCAGACGAGTGCGCCTGATCGTACATGGCTTTCACCTGCTTGTAGATGTCATCCAGTTCCCTCCCGTCGAACTCCACGGTCAGACAAGTGCCAGCCTTGTCGGTAAACAGGTAAGGCATTGTTTTGAAATCAATGCTTCTCAACATTTCACTCTCCTTCTTCGTTGAACGATGCCTGTAGAGTGTCCGCGAACACCTGCAATGCGTCTTTGACCTTCTCGTTGAAACCGTCCGGCACGTCCGCCGTGACATGTCCCTGCTGCATGTTGTCGAGCTTGTTGTCCGTCTTCGTGTACATCGGCACATCCACTTCGACGGATGCGAGTTCGATCTGCGGATAGTCGAACGCGCGCACACGGAACGTGACCTTGCTCGTGCCGACTTTCACTTTGTCGCTCATTGGTGTCTCCTTGGGAGGATTGTTCTGATGGTTCTTGCCGGACTCTCATAAGCGGTACGCACCACGTATGCCCTGTGGTAGAAGTCGGCTTTGGAACGTGCCGCGCCCACAGCTTCATCCAGTGAGTCATACACGCGGCATGTGTGCACTCCCGTCTCACCTTGCGGCCAGACGATGTAGCCGGTCTTGCCTGTGAAAACACTCATTTGACCGTCTCCACCGTGCTGCAACCGATATATTCTCTGTTATGTTTCAAACACGCCCATGTCACGTCACCGGTCTTGACCGTTTCCATTTGAAAACCCGTATTGGCATTCGTGCCGACATTAGGCGCCATTCCTAAGCTGAACGAAGTCAAGACAATCGTGATGCAGATAATCGCCGTGAGGGCAACCCTCGTCTTATCCATCACTCACCATCCTTTGCGATGACGGCACCTATGGCTTCCCGATATTTCTTCGTCCGTTGGAACCGGTCGGCAAGCATGTTCGCGGCCTTGTCGATAATCTCGTCCTTGCGTTCTTCGAGGAAGCTTTGCAAAGCTTCCTCCATCATGGTCTTACACATGTTTTCCCGCGAATACGCGTTGGTGCGCGCGAAAACAGTGTCCATGGTTTCTTTGACGATCTTGTCGAGCACGTCCTTGTAGGCGTATTCCTCGATGCGGTTCTGGATGGCCTTGTCGTCAATGCCGATGGCGAACTGCACGATATGTTCCATGATTACTTGCCTTCCTTTTCGATTTTCATTGATCTTGTCTTTTAAGAGTCCCGGAATATCACCTCTATGCCAGACAGTGAATGCATCCCAAACACTCTTAAGACCAGCCCAATCCTCTCTGGCGAGAGTGTGGAACAATGCACTAGCGAGGTCCGCCCAGTCACTTACGGCGTAAATCGGAATTCCATGCACGAGCGCGTCGTTAACGAACCACAAGGCTTTTTTCAGGTCTTCGACACCGTTCTTGTGCTGCCACCTGAAGCAGTATTGGACGGCTTGACCCCAGTCGCTTGACAACAGTCGGGACAGTTCGATGCATTCGAACGGGCCATCCTTGTAATGCGATGGATTGATGTTGTCAGTCATTTGATTGTTCCTTTGTCGATGAATATTTGCCGTCTGTGGTGAGATACACGAGTCCATGCCAAGTTCGTACCGGCACTTCCAACTGGTCTTGAAACGATTTCACACACCAGCCGTTCTCATAAGCGATAGTCGGATGCATGTGAACGAAACCATGACAGCCCGTCGTACCCGAACCGCAAAGCAGAATCAGATTCTGCACTTGATGCTTCTCCACCCTCGTGCATTGGCTACGGAGTTTCCGATGATGCCGGGAACCGCCAACCGCATACAAGCTTCGGCCACAACGCACGCAACGCCTACCATCACGATCATCAACCATGCGGCACGTCTCCTTGGATGGATTGTCACTGCTCACTGGGGTTCTCCTGGAACAATCCCTTGTTGTCTTCAACCAATTGGATGCCCTCACCTATCCATCTCATGACAGGAACCGCCATCGAATTACCGAGCGCCTTGTAGCGTGGACTATCCGGCGCGTGCTTCTTCCCCTTCCACGGAATATCCGTCCATCCGTCCGGGAAACCTTGAAGCCTTTCGCATTCCAACGGCGTCAACCTGCGAACCGTCAAACCATTCATCGAATCCTCCGTATGTAGAAACTGGTCATTGTGCGTGCTGAGCGTGGCAGAAAGCTCGTCCTGCCCGAGGAATCCCTTACCCCCCCC